TCTTCTTTATTTGTTCAAAGAAAGGTTGAGCTAAAGTTGTAGCTGCTACTGCAGTTACTGCTGCATATGTAGCTGCTGCTACCACTTCAGTTGTAGGTAAAGGTACTTCTATATTAACAACAGGTATATCTATCTTAGGTATTGTAGGTACAGGAGGAGGTGGAGCAGGTTCTTTTTCTGTTGATTCTTCTTCTGCTGTACCTTGAGGTCTTTCTAAGTCGCTAGGAGGCACCACCAAGACCTTGTAAGAGGGTATATCCGCTGTAGGTATACTAAGAGTCGGAGTCCTCAAATCAGGGGCATCAGGGAGGTGTATATAGGGTAGTACTGGTGGTGTGCCTAAATCCATTGATATCTATAATAATTTAAATCCTTGAAACACGGATTCTGTAGCAATAATACTATTAGATTCTCCAGAGTCTCCATCTTTAAAGAAAACTTCTAGATAATCAGTTGCTGATAAATTATGAAGACCAAAATAGTTAAATGTTAATCTATTACCACCATCTCCTGTATCTTCCATTCTTATTGCTGTATTAACTATACTTCCATTCTTATATAATGCAGCATAATGTGTTTCATTATCTTCAGAACCAGTCCAAGTTAAATGGTACATTACTGCATAATATCCACCTTTACCTGATGGTACAGTAAATTTATTACTAGCAAAAGCACTATCTGTATCAAATTCTTCAGAATCCCAAGTAATTTTTACGTAACTTCCATCTGTAGTAGTAAAATTACCTGAAAGTTTTACTGACCAGGCTGGGGTGTTTGTTGCTGATGCTGTTGCAGCCCATTCAGGAGCCGTAGCACCTGAGTTCATCGTTAAAACTTGACCAGCAGTTCCTTTTGCTAGTCTTTGTATACCAGATCCATCTCTATAAAGCGTATCGCCTTGTGTCGTTAATGTAGTACTAGAGTTAGTTACAGGTATTGTAAGATCTGCATCTGGTAATGTTAGTGTTCTATTTGAACTTGTTGAAGGTGTCGCTAATGACACCGATCCGCCACCTGCGGAGACTAATTTTACTTTTCCGGTCATGGTTTAGGATTGTCGTCTTTTACTTTTTTTAGTTTCGCAGCCATATCCGCAGAGAATGCACCTTTTTTATATAGGTCATCTAATTGATCTCCTATATCAGGATAAAGAGGTTTCCTATCTCTTTTATACTTTTCTGCATTATAAGCATTTAGTAATTCAGTATATTTACTATTTATAGCTGATTCACTAGGCTCTGAATCTCCTTTTAAATCTGTAAAAACTATTTTATCAGTATCGTAATTTAAGTGAAAATTCGCATTTGCTGCCAAAGCTCTTGCTGCTTCTATTTTAGTTGGTTTAATTAATAAAGTCATTATGCTGTACCTGATGCTAATTCGGCTACAACTATTTCTGTATGCCTACCTAAATTCATAGATGCTCCAGCTGAACAAGATTGCGATTTATATATTAAAGCTTCTCCTGCATCATAGGTAGGTGCATCTAAATAAAAGTGAGACATATTTACTGTCCAGGCACCGTTATTGGAAATTTCATTATGACCATCTACATCCCAAGTAGCTAATGTGGAAAATCCTCCACCATCAACATTTCGAACAAGTGCGTTCTTTAATGAGTTATTTCCATTACCGTTTTTATAACTTCTAAAACTAGCTAATACTAAGAATTTACTTGATGTAGCAACTGGAGTTATAGTTACGGAAAGCATATCAGCTAAAGTTGTTGAAGTATATCCAGATTGAATATCACTATTACCTTGAGTAGTAATTTTTACTTGTAGAAGATTTGCAGCAGATACAGCAGCCCACTCAGGTGCATTAGAACTACCTTGTTTTAAGTAATGTCCATTAGTACCTTTACCTAATCTAACATAATCTGTACCGTTATAGTACATGATATCGCCAGCAGCATCAGATCCTAAAGCTATATTTGCACCGTCAATACAATTATCTGATAAACCTCCAGTAGGAGTTAATACACCTTGAGTTGTAACTTGACCGCTAGATCCTAATATTATATTAGAAGTACCTGAGTTAGCAGTATGGGTAAGTTCGTTATTCTTTACTTTTGTCATGGTTTAGGATGTGCATCTTTTATACTTTTTATTGCTTTAGCAAATTCACCAGTAGCATCGACCTTGCCAGCTAGTATATCTTTATAAAGATTATCTAATTGATCTCCAAATGTAGGATATTTATCTTTTCTATCTCTTTGGTATTTATTATTATTATATATTGTTTTAAGTTCGTTTAACTTAGTAGTAATTTGGGAGTCAGTAGGTTTTGAATCTCCCTTCATATCTACCCAACGAATAGTCTCTTCACCTGTAATTGAGTTTCCATCTACAGCAACTAATGCATTTGGACATAATGCTGTAATAGCGTCTATTGTTTTAGGTTCCATTATACGTCTAGCTCCATAAGTACCATATGCCAACTATCAATTTGCCACGCTTGGCTGCTGCTTGTATCGTGAACTCTTGCTTGGATATTATAAGTAATTGCTGTTCCTGCTGCCTTACCTGGTGAATCTACCCAAATATGAGAACCCATACCACTATGTATATCTGAAGGGAACTTCCAGTTCTGACTATTATTCATAAAAATAAATTCGTCAGCACCACCTTCTGTTCTTCTAACTCGTGTACCAACTACGTTATGACCAGATGATCTATTACACCAGAAACGAAAGTTAGCTTGAACTAAAATTTTACTATTTAGCTTTGTTGTAGTAATAGCATCAGTTATAACTGAATCTACCCATGTTGTGCTTGTAGTGTTTGTATTTGTTGAAGAACTTGCAGCATACTGATAACTTAGAATTTTACCTCCTGTATCAGTACCCCAAGCTATATCAGTACCATCTGATTTTAATGCCTGACCTGAACTACCAACGGTTAAAGCTACTGGATTTCCAGAAGAATCACCAACAATAATTTTACCTCTAACAAGTCCTGCCATTTTAGCTGTTGATACTGCATCATCAGCTAACATGTCTGTATCTACTATTCCATTAGGTAACCCGCCGACACTTACGCCAGTAAGAGTACCATCACCATTAATTGTAATTGCCATAGTTTAAACCACCGTCCAATATTCTCCGGCACCTACAGTGACGGTTTTACCTGATTGTACTGTTATAGGTCCAAAACTTCCTGCATTTTGATTATTTGGAATAGTATAATCATGATCTACAGTTTGTTCATTAACCCAAAATACTATGTCGTCACCACCACCAGTGGCTCCAACTCCAGCTTCTCCCCATTCAAGAGTAGTTGCTGTACTATCATTAGTTTTTAAATACTTACCTGTGCCAGGGGCGGCGGCTGGTAATGTTAAAGTTATATCTGAACCTTGAGCCTGAGCTTTAAAGGCAGTATAATTTGATCCTGAAGCATCAGGTTCACTAAATCTAATTTCCTTAGCATTATCTATTATTAAATTACCAGTCATAGTATCGCCAGCCTTAGCGACTTTAGTGGTATCAAAAAGGGCTGGTGAAGTTGCATCTATTCGATCTTGAATAGCTGCTGCTGTCAGTATATAACTATCACTATCTACAAATGTTTCAGAACTAGCTAATGTTTCTGTAGTGACATTCCAATGATCTCCTGCAATAGCACTAAGTTCAGAGTCTACTTCCATTACTTTCCGTAGAACTTGAGTTTGGTTTGCGTTTAGATCGCTTGCAGTTACACTAGATCCTGCACTAAAAGTAGCTCGTGCTGTTGGTGATCCTAAATCTGTTTTAGGATATATTTTGATTGTACCACTAGCTAAATCAGCACCACCGATATGGATGGTTTTACCAGATAAATTTACTGAGTATTGTCTGGGTGATGCGGATTCATTTATAGTAGTGGCTGTATAGGTTAATGCAGTACCGTCTAATTCAACTATAACCTCAGTTTCCTTGAAAACATCAAAGCTTCCTGACCAGCTATAAGTATTAGCGGCACCTGTATTTGCGCTATATGCTTTTGAAAGTGTTATTACGTGTGCCATTTAATTATTCATAGGAGTTGGTTGTATAAGTTCAAAGACGGATAAAGAATCACCTCTTTTAACTGCTTGTTCTTTTCTATAAATATCAGATTCTTCGGCTCTTATTTCATCTGCATCTGATAATTGTAATTCTACTCTACGTTTTGCGGTACCAAGAGCTGAATCAAGTCTGCTTTTAACACCACCATAATCATCAAACTCTTCGCCTGTTAATCCCATTTCACGGAAATAACGCATTATATTTACATAACCTGTATAAGTTTTATTTGTGTTCTGATCGGTATATGTTAATTTTTCTGCGTAATTCATGATGTATGCAAGTTGCTTTTTAAAGAATCCGTCTTTTCCCATAAGATTTCCGAGTTCTTCTTTTTGCTTGACAGTGTATTGTACTCCACCACTTGATACTGTAAAATGAGGTATTGAATCAAATTCAATATCTATAAGAAATTGACCTTGGGGTGTTTGACCAGGATATGTTTTAAATCCAGTCATAGTATTTTTAACTCTACCAAACCAACTACCCATACCTTGTGGTACAGGTCTACCAGTTACCCAGTCTATAACAGCAGGTTGTGCTCCTTCTGGATCTACACTATCTAACCAGTTATTTCTATTACGCATTAATTGACCAATATCTTCTTGTTCAACTTCACGTAACATACCGTACATATTTTTACCTAATTCATTTCTAAAGCCAGCTCCAGGGAATGCTGCATTAGTCATTGTTACAAGCCATCTATTTCTTGCAGCAGGATTACCAGAAAGTATACTGAATACAGGTTCTAGATTACTTAAGAATGAATCGTCAGTAATAGCAGCACCTAATACAAAGGCCATTTTCTTTTCAAACTTTTCTAAAGTTGTAGTACTCATACTATCAAAATTATCGAAGCCATCAACTACTAAACCCATCCATTTAGCTAATGGACCTAACCATTCATAACTATGCCAGTTACCATCTAATCCTTTATATGTTAAAGGTTTCCAACCTTGAGATAATCTAGTCTTTTGTATTTGTCTATCCCAATGTCCATTACCTCTAATACGATCTTGAGATACCATTAGACCAGCACCTATAATAGCTGTATTACCTATAGCAACTCTACCACGTATTTTATATCTAAGATGATTTATTTTACTTAATACATCACCTGTCATATCCATACCACGTTTCGCTAGAATCTGACGTATTTCATCAGGTCTGAAATCAGTTATCTTTTTCTGACCGTATGGACCTAATAATTCTGAATATTCACCAGTAAAATCAGTACCTATTTTAACTCTACTAAAATTACCATATTTCCCAAACATATCAAGTGCATTCATTTGAGTTGTAGGGAACCAAAATATACTTCTTAAAACTGGGAAACGTTTTAGTATAGGATTTAAATTTCTAACTAATGGTGTGTCTAAGTTAAGAGCTATTTCACGTTTTGCATACTCTACTGATTTCTGATTTATAAGACCGTCTTCTGTCCAATTCTTATCCCATATTTTTTTGAAAGTTTTTCTGAAGTCTTCTTTAGTCCAGTTTCCATCAGGGAATCGTTTTAATAACTCATCAAAAGCTTGACCTTTATCTTGAGCAATCTTTTGTGTAGCTTCTGTTAAACCATCTAAACCTGTCATAGCATTTGGACCAAACCTTAATACAGGATTTCTACCTAATGCTTCTAATTCTTCTACTAGATTTAATATTGTTTGAGCACCATACTCACCTTTTTCTGATGCAGCTCTAGCAAACTCCTGAGCAAATTCCATATTCCTTGCTTTTTGTATAGCTAAATCATTACGGAATAAGTGTTGAACTTCATCAGGGTTCATAGATGCCTTTCTAAATATACGACCTGCATAAGGTAGTGCTAATTGAAATGTATCAGCAATCCCAAAATACATATGAGATGCTCTACGCATTGCAATTGTATCACCTTCTCTTAAGGCTCCATACAGCACGCTAACTGGTTCTGATATAAACCCACCGAAGTTACCTTGTAAAGCCCTTATAGGAGTTCCTACAGCTGATAGCATAGAGTTGAAGATATTAGTCATCACTGCTCTATTAAATATAGAAGGTATTTCTGGAGCACCATCTACTACAGCTTTGGAATATGTACCAAGCATATTTTCAATTGTTCTATTAATGCCTTTAATAGTCTGTACATTTCCATCAGATAACTCATAAGCAAGTCTTAAAGACTTAGCAAATTCAGGGTTATTTACTTGTATATCAGCTAAGGTTGCTCTGAATTCTTTAGATTTACTTATTATATCAGTAAGCTTTTCATTATAATTCTCATTTAATAAATCAAGTTTTCTAAGTAAAGATTTTTGATCCCCACTTTCTATAGCTTGTTTAAATGATTCAAAGGCTTTATTTCTACTTTTCCATTCAAAATCTGATATAGAAGTTTCAAGTTCAAATAATTCTAAACGATCTAATAACTGTTCATTTGCTCTAGTTATACCTTCAGATCCATCAATATATCTCATACCTTCTGATAAATCTGATATTTGACCAGCTTCTGATGTAAGTAAATATGCTCTAGCTTTATGCATATTGATATCAGCCCAATCATCTAAATACCTTATCATAGCTTTAGAGACAGCCTTATATCCTACTGGATTTAATTTCTTTACACCATTAACAGTTTCTTTGAAATTATTTAATATTCTAACTAAATCATTTTTAGGTAGAGTTGGATCGGCAATAACTTCAGCTAATATTTTACCTTCACGATCAATTTCTTTCCAACTTAATCTTTTACCATTTGGTAAGTTAACATCATATTCACCGATGTCTAGTAAGTTCTTTCTTAAGTTTTTTAAAATTGCACGTTCAGTAACAGCGTCTGAATTTAAACCGAACTTTCTAGCAGCGTCACTTAATAAATTACTTAATCTACCATTAACCGTACCTAGATTTTTTGATATTAAAGTTTGATCTTTAGCTGCTCCTATGATACCGTCACTACTACGCGGGATAATACCTGCTTCTGATTGGTTTTTTATTTTATGTATACCTACTGTTGGTCCAGAAGGGTTCTCTGTAAGAACATTATGATAAGCAGTTAGTTTTTTTACTTCTCTATCATATTTAGCTTCTTGCCTAAGTAAATTATCAGTTACTGGATCATCATCAAAGATTTGTGTATCAAGTGGATCATCAACATATTTATTTAATTTACCTTGATTTTGAGAATTTGCAGCTAAATATTTAGTAGTTTTTTTAATACTTGTACCAGCTCGTGCTAATTTAAATGCACCTTCAGCTACACTTGTATAAAAACCAAGTCTTATACCTTCTAGTACATTAGCTCTTCGTTTACCATCTGGAGCTAAATTATCTGATGTCCATGATTCTGGTATAAAGCTATGACCCCACCATTTACCTCGTTTCCAACTAGTGGCCAACGTATCATCGTCTTGGCTAGTTTGAGCTGTATAATCAACAGCTCCTCCTACACCTAAATCTAGACCAACTTTAGAAAACCTTGAAAATGCTGGATTGTTACCTAATCTTTGTAACCAAATTGGAGCTACTTTAGCACTATGTACTTTAGCACCAGCTTGCATTCCTTTCCCTTTTAATATGAAAAAAGGTACAATAAGTGATGATACATTTCTTAAAGACTGAGCACCTTCAGATTCAAATTTAGGTATAAAAGAAGGTATTTTATTCTTACCTTGAAGGAATAAATTTGGTACATCACGTTGAAAGAAATCTACAGTACCAGCTGCTATAGCTGACATTTGTTCAGGACGGTATATTACACTTTTATTTGTTAAATAATTTGCTATACCATTATTTTCCTGTTCTTGTTGCTTCCATGTTTGCCAATCCACACCGTGGTGTTTCATTGACCATGCTTCAATTGCAGCCTCTTTCTCTTCTCTGCTGAGAGTATTATCACGTTTAATAGATCTTAACTCAGCAAATTTATTTGAATCAGATGGTTCGGATACATCAGAAGATGTTCCAGATGTTTCATTTGATTCAGATTCATTTGTACCCCCACCTGCAAGTGAACTGGGTACTTCCACTCTTGGTGGTGGTAACTCTGCTACCTTAGTAGTATCTTCTGTATTTAATAGTGGAGAAGACTCTATATTAGAATCTTCTTGTTCAGGTTCTTGTACACCTTCATTTAAAAGGGATGAAACCTCCTCGTAAGGATTTGCCATAATTATTTGTTTTTAGTTTGGTATACCGTATTTGGTATTACATAATCCCCTAGCGTACTGATCGAAAGTACCAACTACACCTTCTTCAAGAGGTGCTAAATTAAAATCAAATTCAGCTAAATTGAAACGCCAATCATCATTAGTCCACATTTGCGTAATCATTTCTTGATCGAAAGAATCTAACAACGAATCTACTTCCCCAACGTTAATATCTCCCCATACATCTGTACCTAATTCAGACGAAAATTGTGCTATTAAAGCTGAACCTAACCAATTACTACCACCTTCCCATGCGAAGATTTCTTTGCCACGTGGCATAAAGGAATTCCAAAAATCACTTTCACCCATTTTATCAACACCTTCTTTTATTTTATTTTGTCTGTCGTTTAAACCTGGATATCCATACCAATTTGGCGTTAATGATTTTATTTTATGTTGCCATAATAATTTCTCTGCGTTAAATTTTTCATCTAATTTTAATGGTTCTTCTCCGTTATGTAAAGCTGCTGCGATTTCTGATCTATGTAAACTACCTCCAGAAGCCATTTCTAAAAATATAATATCATCAGGCCAGCCATTGTTGTTTATTTTATTAAGATCTGTATCAGCAGAAGGTAAGATATCAAACTTACCATCAGTTAAAGCTTGATACCAAGTACTATCACCTTTAACAGTTTGGAATATATCTCTATATGCTTCTAGATCATACTTCCTGCTGTATCTTTGATGATATGGTAACTTACTTTTTTTTTCAAGATCAACAAGGTCTTTATGCTCAAACTTTACATCAGAAAAATTAGCTTTATTTATATTTACAAAACCATTAACTTGGTTCGAACCTTTTGGTACATTCGAATCCCAATAATATTTTCCGCCTTTATCAGTTTGCTCTATAAATTCTGTTACTGCTTGACTTTGTATTGCTTGTAATTCCTTCCCAGTAGGTAATCTCTCATTATTAGCATTGTAATAAGTAATTAAATCAGCTTTATAATTATTTTCAAGTTCTCGCCATCCAATAGCTTCTTGAGCAGTCAGGCTTCTAGCATTGCCCTCTGAATTCTGAAATCCTAATTGTTGAACGAACGTATTTTTTAATTCTTTGATGTGTGTTTGTATTTTTTCATTATCCTTAATTGCATCTTGAACCCTAAATCTGCTTTGGATATCCTCATTGGGCAGATGCCTAAGCGAGTCAGGAAGATCCTGGCCTGGTTCAGCTATCATATTTCTCTGTGCTTCCTGAATCTCTTGATTCTGCTGAGCTTCTGGTCTTTGACGTTCCCACCATTGATCTAGTACTTGACCTAAATCATCTTCTCCTTGAAATATACTCAACCGATTACGTAATATATTATATTCTGCTTTTGCTTTTTCATAACCTTCAGTTTCTAAAGTTTTTGTAAGTTGTTGTATGTATTCACCTTGTCTAAGAATATGATCATTACCTCTCTTGTTTTCAATTTGTGTTACTTGTTTTTTTACAACCTCATCTTTGAGTAATGAAAAAGTACCACCTTGACCGAACTCTTTTGACCGTATTGTTGCTAACGTCTTACCTTTATAAATACCTGAAGTTATTTCCTGGTGAATAAGATCGTTCCATACTTCTTCATTTAATCCTTGGTTATAAAAACCTTTCATATAGTCAGGCATAAAGTCTTTCCAAGCTCTTTCCCAGCCAATATGCTTACCTTTTAAATCGACTCCGTTAGCTATTACAGTTACAAATTCCATTACACCATCAGCAGTAAGCTTAGATTTTTTAGTTTCTGGATCTATGGCTTTAATATCAACAAGTAAACTCGCCCTAACTAGCTCACGTTTGTATGCTGAATCACTAATATCTTCTTGTTCTTCCCAGACACCTACTAAATCAGTAGTATCTTTTCTTATTCGTTCTCCAATAAAATTTTCTACAACACTTGGATTAAAATTATTTCCAAATTCTTTAGCATAAAAAGCTGGTTTAATTACTTGGTTTAAAGCTTGAACTTTTGCCGCATACTGCCCGGATGGTAAAGTATTAATTTCATTTATTGCTAAATCAACTCCACCAACGTTTATTTTTTGTGTATTATTCTTAAGAGAATCTCCTACAAAACTTTTATATCTACCAGCAGATTCACTAAGTATTATTTTAGCAACATCAGCTACTGCTTTAGGGTTAGCATTAGCAAGCATGGTTTGGAATTTTGAATTAGAAACTCCTTTATTCCTTGCATCTACACCTATGCTATTTAAAGCAGTACTTACGTTAGTTGATTTCTGTAAAACTTTATCTGTTGTTTTAGCTTCTTCTATACCATATTTTTCTTGAATATAAGCGTCTGTTAATTCACCTGATTGTTTTTTGATTCTATAATCTTGAACTTTATCCCATGTTTCTAATGCAGTTTTAGAAGCAGATAGAATAAATTTTGTTTCGTCAGTTATTTTATCTATCTTATTTTTAGCAGATTGAATGTTCCACTGTTTTTGTGTAGTAGTACTTATTCGTCCTGCATTAATAAGACCTGCTATAGCTTCATCATAGGTACTCATGATACGTAATCCCCCCAATTTACTGTAGATTGATAATTTTGATTCAAGAAACCTAGGGGTTGGTTCATATCTGGATAAAGTGCGTCTCTTGGATTAGCAGAAAAATAAGATAATAATTGATTTTGATTTGCACGATCCGTATACTTATACATATTCTGATCTGCGCTCATCTTTTTCAAATAGTCTCCAGCTACGTAACCAAACCCAATGTTTGTAGCTTTATTTTTTCCTTGGTTTGTAATATTCTGCAGAATTAATTCCTTCATCTCTTTTGCCTCTTTTGCAGCTTTCGCAGCTTGTAACCCAGTTACTGTAGATGAAACTGCAGATAAAGCTAATTTCAAAGCTAACCCATGATTACCAGGTATATTATTAAGTTCTGGTGGTGGTGGGGGCATTCCAGGTATAGGAGATTGTCGTGTCTTCATCCATGCTGCTCTACGTTTATTTTCAACATCAAGTAAACCTACTTCTTTAGAAAGATTAGTTTTATCTTGTGCAATAATTGCTCCACGAACAGACTTAGTTAAAGCCATACCAGCATCTCGAATAGAACTTCTAGCTTTACGTTGAGCTGTTACACCAGTTTGTTCACCAGCATATTCAGCTTCATACATCTGTTTTATTAACTCTACTTTATTAAAAGCGTGGGCATCTATAGCTTCTTGTAATGCTAAATCTTGTGTTTCCCATTGTTTAGCTTGAGCAGCAAATAGATTATCTATAGCTATTTCAGTATCTTGTACTTGATTTTTCCACTTAGTATTTTTTAATGTTATTTCATTAAAATACTGTTTTTTAGTTTCATTCCAATTAGCTAATTTAGCTTTATTAGCTTCTCTAATTTGTCTCTTTTTTTGGTTATGCTGGTAAATTGAACTTGCGCTTGATATCGCGAATGTTCCTATTGTTACTGGATCGCACACGGCAAAATTCTATAAAGGTTAATTTGTTGGGACCATGTTCAAGTTCACGTAAGAACTTAAATCCCAGGAACTTTAGAAGTTTTAGATGAACAGTATTCCGTTTATCTACAATATTCCAAAGAAGTTTTTCTTCTCTGCTTTCTATGAATCGTTTGGCTTCACGTGCAAAGGTTAATGGGTAGTCATATATTGCGGGTGTACATAACATCCATACTTGACCATTATCATGCACTCCAGCTAATCCGGCAGTCTTGCCGTTAGGTACTTCAAACCAAACTGCATCACCGTTGAAAGCTGTCATGGGGATTAAGAAAAGTGGGAAATGGCCATGGCCTTCAAACACTTCTCTATAATCATCAGGAAGAAGATTAGAGGCCACTTCAACAGCAGCCTCCATTGTCATTGGGTGAATGTATTTAGACACGTTTATAATATTTAGAATTATAATCCCCTTCCCATGTCATTGAATGAAGTGTCGCTGGGGCAGGGTGGGAAGATTTTAAATGAACACTTAAATTAGTATTCTTATCATAAGCTGGTATAGTATGTATATAATCTTCTGCTATACCTAAAGAACTCGCACTATAACTATCCCATTCTATAGACTCATAAGTCTTAGTATAATCAGATCTACCTTTTCTTTTTAAAGTAACATCTATTAGACCAACAGTTCCAAAGGTAAAGTTTAATCTATGTACTATTAGAGACCCACGAGTCTCAGAACGTACACTAGTACCTTGTTTTTGTTGTACGTATACTGTAGGTAATTCGACTTCCATTTCATATAAATATCCTAGAACAATATCTTGTCCAGTCCAATCACCTGGAAATGTTATGTCGCTACCATCTACAGTACCTTCAGAATATCTACCTTTATTTGAACCAGTTTTATGACAATAAACTGCTAATTGAGATGAACTGTTATATCCAGTAGGTTTAGTAAATTTAGTTTTATTTGTAGTAGTAGAGTAACTTAAAGAACCGGAAGCTATAACTGATTTTGTATCTAAATGTATTTTATATGCTTCTGTATCTACTAATGTTGTATCATCTTCTTTCTTAAGATCAATAGATTCTAATGTATAATTGCTACTATTTTTAATAATTGCATAATATACATCATCCATTATTGTATGGAAAGTTACCGTACCTGGGAGAATCCATTTAAACCAAGCTGATTGTACTCTTTTTTGAGCTTGGTTAAAGTATCTATAACCCCATACTTCATTATTATCTTGAGTACCAAATAACACCACGTTATTTTCAGTAGAAGCTGCAGGTAAATCGATGTCATCAGGAAATAATTTAGATATAACTTTACTTTGTTCAGCAACATCAGGTTCAGAATTTCTTTGTATATTAATCATTTCATAAAATCTGCTGTTTTTAGCAGTACTATTTATGAAACCTACAGTAACACCTAAAGAAAATGGATGAGTTTTTTCATTAAATGCATAAGAAGATAAGTAAGATATCCTTGCTGTTTCTGGAGTCATTAAAGATTCATCTGTTGACAACAAGAACTGCTCATTAGCACTGAACATTAATAAACCATTATTAACTTCTACAGCATCGTATAATGATGCAGGATGAGTAGAACTAGATTGTAAATCTATTGGATCAGCATTAGATATAGCGAAAGCTGTCTTAGCCCAGAAGTTAAAATAGTCATTAGTTCTAGATAATATAGCATTTTCAGCACTTAAAAACCCTAATCTGTTTCTATAGTAAAATACTTTATTAATAGTATTACCAACGAAAGATGGTTTAGGGTTAGTGATATCATCACCTACATCTCTGTCATCCCATGCTGGATATTCAAATCTAAATATACCATTAACATAATGAGCTGCTGCTGCGCCATTGATTGAATAAGATCCGTAAATTAAAGTCTGAGCATTGTTACCTGTACCTGTTAAATTAATAGCAGTACCCGCTGTTGCGTTAGCTGAGCTAGTTGCTAATTTAATTGTATTAGCATCTACTTTAATAACATAATAATTAGTAGCATCTGTAAGTCCGGCTAAAGTGGTACCTCCACCGTTCTTATATAAGATGACATCGCCTGTAGAGCGTCCATGACCAGTAATAGTAATTTGTTCATTACTAGTATTTACAGCAGACGTAGCTATAGTATATTGAGTACTAGGTAAACCTCTATTTAATCTAAGAGGCATAGTATCTTGATCAAACTTAATATCTAAATCAGGAGCTGCACATTCTTCCCAAGTACCAGTACCGAATCTACTATAAGGTGTAAATGTTACTGTTTCACCTGAGCTTATAGATCCAGGTAAAAGGTCACCAACTGTAAACGTAGTACTACCTGTTACAATTATTTCTCTTTGTCCATCAGTGGCTGCTCCGCTAGTATAATCTAAGCTAACAACATCACCTGTTGACAAACCGTGGTTAGCTGTAGTGGTGATCGTACATATACCATGAGTATACGTCATCGAAGTGGCTCCAATAGTACCTGAAGCAGAATCCGTAACAGTAAATGTATCAGCAGTTATATTCGCTATTGTATATGTACCGTCTGTAGCAGCTCCTGAGAACGCACAAACAACTTGATCTCCTACTATTAATCCGTGGTCAGCATCTGTAATAGTTATCGTTGTACCAGACCTAGTATAAGATCCTGAAAGAGATCCACTAGCAGCTCTTGCATAAGTACCGCTTTGATCTATATCTTCTTCAGTACCTTCTGCTTTAAATTTTAGATAGTAATCGTCTTCTTCTTCACCACTATTAACAACTCTTACTACATATCCATGTCTACATGCTTTTGGTAATTCGGTTATATCATTAGCTGATGTAGTAATGATATCCATTAATTGACCTTCTGCTGTGGTTAATTGGAATGGAGTTGCTCTATATAAATGTAACCCATTACCACATATTGTAGTTGTAATACCTGTACCTGGAATAGCGTCTAATGCATTCTTGATACCACTTATAATAGTTTCTGAAGCTACTATTTCATTACCATCAGCAGAAGTAGATGGTGGTCTTACTAAAGCAACATTAGCACGAGCAGTAATAGCTGCATGAGATAGAACTTTTATTGTAGTAGAAGAACCTTTTGAATTAGTATGAGCATGTTCATCACCAGTTGTCCAACCTTCTCCACCACATTGTAATTTAGCATAGCCTTGATATGAATCATCATAATCAGAACCATTACTTACAGGTACACAACGTATATCAATTTCATATCTTAAATTACTTTTACCACCTGAACTTGCGTTTGGTGGTGATGTATCTCCTATAGCTGTACCTGAACTTGTATTATTTGGAGGTACTGACATTCTATGTTGTCCAGCACACTTACCATCATTTGCATATCCAGGTATACTACCTGTACCTACAGGGTTTTTACATTCAACTGATGTAGCTGTATTATATGTAATAGTACTATTATCATCTGGATCAAATATATCTAATGAATATTGTTTTCCATAAGCTACAGAACGTATTGAAATAAACGCTTCATTAATCGAAACATTTGTTTTATCAGTGGATGTACTTTTCATTGCCACTGTTGTCTTTCTATTTGTAAATAGAACTGTTTCGTTTAAATTTAACGATTGTATCTCATCAGAATTTGTATGGATTAAATAGGTAGCTAAATTTGAACCTGCTACATTAGCATAATCTACAGGTATTTCTACTCCATCACTACATCTCCATACTTTTATAGCACCTGTAGTAGCTACTTGTCCTATAAATCTTTGTCCTTCTTCGTCAGCTCTATAAATATAAAACCATTTACCTGAAGCAGCTGGTGTAACAGCCGATATTAAATCACTACCAGGTCTTTTCATTAGACCACGTGTTATATCAGGTAATCCGTTTTTTAAATTTACAACTTGTCCAGGTGATTTCAATTCATCTGGTTGTTCTGACATACCTAAGACATAATTAGAAACTTGTTGCGTAACGCTTGTCATTATCTTCTTAATGAATTATAAGGTTGATAGGATTGATATGCTGAATCATCTGGCCAACCAAAGAATGAATGATCGCCTTGATTACATTCATACTCCATACAGGCAGCTCTTGCTTGCCCTTCGAATGTAGCCATCATTTTTTGTAATTGAGGATTAGCTACAAGTTGTACTGCAGCTCTACCAGCAGCTTTATATATTATATAACGTTGGAATACTGTAGGGATATCTTCAAATTCTAATAACCGTACAACATTAACATGGAAATAATCATCATCTGGAAATTCAAAAGTATGGTTTACTTTGTCATATAATTTCCAAAGTCCATCAGTATCTTTTCTTCTTACGAAATCACGGGTTTTATCCCATGAATCTTCCATATCAATTCTAACATAAGTAGAATCAATTATAATTTTATTATCTGAACCTGTATATTGTTTGATATGATTCTCTCGATTAAAGACCCATCCTTCAGTTTGTACATCTTGATTGCTTTCTTTCAAAAGATTATAGATGAATGCAATTTCAGGGTTATCAAAATCTAATGTAGAGATAGGTGATTGACCAATACTACCCAAGATTGTATTAACTGCGGATAGTTCTGTATCGATATCAATAGTCGTGGGAGTAGAAGTCATAGGTATAAATATTTATGAATAAAAAAAAGGGAGGTCCGAAAACCTCCCGTATGTATGGTTACTGTAATTGACCTGTAACCACGGCGCATGTATCAAGAACACCGCCGGAGCCGACGGTATGATATGCTAACCGTAAATCTTTTGTAGTAGATGCTACTGCCGAAGGAGTTGCACCACCACTAGTTTTAGAAGGAGATATACGTGTCTCTGTACCTTGACATGAACCGTACTCTCCAACTGCTGTTGGGACTGCCATAGTATTATATTGTTAAGAAACTGTACCTATGTTAGCAGGACTCAAATGCTTCCTTCCATACTCTAAAGGAGTAGGAGGATTTTTAGTGATTGATTTATCAACCTGTCCAATTCCACTTAAGGAAGCACCGTTCCCTGCAACTCTAGTAATAGTTGTATCTGTTCCAGGATTAAGTGACATAATTAGCTACGTGCGGAAGTTAATTCAATCGCAGCAGCAGGGTTCAAATGAGCACAACCCATTGCCAAACGACCAACCATTACATCACCTTGATACAGTACGGAAACGTCGCCGCCCGTTACTTGTACTTGTGGTCCAATAGCTTCTACAATTCCAGCTGCATCTTTCTGATAGATAAGACCGCAGTGTGTAGAGAAGTCACCGTTGTAATCATTGTTCTCACCAGACACAGCATTAACTGTACCAGCAAGGAAAGGTAGGTTGTTAGAACGCTTGATTTGAATACCAGCAATTTCAACTAGACCTTCACCAGAGTTTAGGTTACCTTGTGAGTTACCATAGTCTCTGTTAAGAATGTTAGAAGATACCTGAGATACAAGGGCATAGTACTGACGTGGGTTTAGTACGGCTGTACGTCCTGTCTTAGGTAGGTTCTTTTCATCAAGAACAGCTGCTGCTTCAAAGAAGGCATCTACTAATGATTGAGCTTCATACTCCTTAGTTACTCCTAATTCAATCTGAGTACCACCTGGTTCTGGTCCTGGTGATGCTGTGATAGGATGAGACTGCCTTGCTGCTAGAGCAATTGTACGGAAGACTTTCTTATCATAAGCTTCTGCAAGAGCGTGACCGATCTTAGCAGAGATCTCTGATCTTAGAGAGTAGTGTGCAAGTGTCTCATCGAGATCATATACGAATGCACTAGAGATGAGTAGATCATCACAATTGATGGTCTTCTCAGCTACTGGTGGATCGCCTGATCCGAGGATTGGTTCACCAGGAGTATGGTAAGCCGCTTGCATGC